GTTCGAGTCCCTCCAGGCCTACCAATTCCTCTAATTTCCGCATTGAAAATAATTACTTACGGAAGGTTTGACAGTCGGGTTTGACAGCGTTTGTTCGCTGTTCAGTCTCCCTGGAGCTTCCCGATTGCCGCGCCGGCCAGCTTCGCCTGGGCGACGCTTCGGGTGTAGCGCTCGACTTCCTTGAGCGTCTTGTGGCCGGAGACTGCCTGCATTTCGTGCGGGGTGCAGCCAGCCTCGGCCAGGCGGCGATTGCCTGCCTTGCGTAGGCCGTGAGGGGTGCAGCCCTTTAGACCGGCCTGTTCGGCCGATTGCCGGAACCACTTGGTGAAGCCTGCCTCGGTGAACGGCCGGCCCCATTCGGTCAGCATGTAGGTGAGGTTTTCCTTGGGCTGAAGATCCAAGGCGGCCTTGAGATCTGGGTGGAGCGGGATGATCAGCTCTACGGTCCCTCCTCCCTTCGTCTGGGTGAAGTGCAGCGCATCGACCTGCACGAGCGCATTGTCGCGCCGCAGTGGGATCATCCGACGATGTTGGCGACCAAGGCGCACCACGTCGGAGCGGCGAACCAGGGTGTAGAGCAACAGGGCGAGCGCAAGGCGTTCCTTGGACCCTTCGGGCCAGAAGGCCTCGAACTGCTCGATGTCGGCATCGGTCCAGGGCCGGAACCCGGCTCCCTCCTTCGGCAGCTTGACGTCGGCGAAGGGGTTCATGCTGACCAGGTTGCGCGCCTTACCTACCGTCCAGACCGTACGGAGGCGTTTGATCAGATTCCTCGTCGCACCGGGCTTACTCTTCCCGTTGTCGATGATCTGGTAGGCGTGGCGGCTCTGGACGCCGCGCGCCGGCAGATCGCCATATCGTACGCCGCTCTTGCCGATCGTGTCGCGGAACCGGTCCAGCATCGGCCGGTAGGTCTTATGGGTTGCCGGGTCCAGTTCCTTCCAGTCCGACGACTGGTAGTAGGCGACGATCAAGGCGTCGATCGATCCGGGCTTGATCTTTCGCTGACCGACCGCGGCCTTCGTCTCGTGCGCGGCCTGATACGCGGCCATGAACTCTTCTGAGCCTGGATCTCCCGGCAAGGCGATGCGGACGTGCCCGGGGCGGCGGTAGTAGTGGCGAACCCGGCCGTGACGATCCTTGAAGCGCTGGACATAGAGCAGCGTAAGGGCGGTCATTAGAAGGCGTCGTCACACAGTTGCTCGGCGGAGCCATCAGGTAGCGCGTTCGGCGGGGTCGCCGTCAAGTCCTCGGGCGTGGCCTCGGTGATGTGGATGGCGCCGTCGCGGCCGATCCAGACGTGCGGACGCAAGCCGGCGGCCTTCGCCGCCCGGATGGCCCGGGTCACGTCGTTCTGGCGGAAGCTGCGGACGGCGCCCATCTGATTAGGCCTCGCCTTCGGTCGACTTGACCGGGTCGATGTAAGCGCGGGCAGGGCTAATGACCAAAATGTCCTTTATCTTGGTGTCCAGCGACAAGCCGGCGAACAGCCAGAGCTGTTCGAGCAAGTGTCGTTGCTCGGCCGCTGCCCAGAACCGGCGGGAAATCTCCAGCTCGCGCCAGACTGCCCGCATCCACGTCCGGGCGCTGGACCAGCGATAGGGGCGGCGTCGGGCCCGGCGATTGGCGGTGCGAAGCGTGGGCACGCTACAGCTCCATCCAGACGAAGGCGTCGCCGAAGACGGCGCCGCCCTTGCGCAGTTCGTGAAGACCCTCGTCCATGGCGCGAGCCATTTCGATGGTGCAGATGGTGGTGCGGGCCGCGTGGCTGATCGTGACCCGCTTCCAGCGCGTCATGCTGATACCGGCCGTGCCCTTATCGGGCCACCAAGCGGTCGTGCCGCGCAGCTTTGGGTGCAGTCCTGCCGCTGTGAAGCCAGCCTGGATCGCCCCGGCTCGATCGGCGAAGATGACGATCTCGTTGTTCGGTGCGGTCAAGGGAGCGCTCCATCAAGCGCTTCGAGCCGCGCCTCACGCCTCGCGAGCGTGCGGAGCCGCCCCGTGATGGTGTTCGGCAGGCGAGGCGGGGTGAAGCGGCGGCCGATAGCTGTCGGCGTCAGCCCTTCGGCCTCCGCCTCGAGGAGCACCTTGTCGTCGGCCTCGGTGAAGCGGCGGATGGGGCGGCCGTTGCGAATATAGGTGGTGGCCTCGCTGGGGATCGAGGTGACGATCGGCGTGTGCCCCGCCCGTTCGGCGCCCTCGCGCAGCAGAGCCCAGCTTACGGACCCGAGAGAGCACCCGATCGACTGAGCAATGCGGGCCTGGCTCCAGCCTTTCTCAATCCGCAACGTGACGATGCGGTCGATTTCAGCCCGGGTAAGGTTTGGTCGCTTAGCCATTCGCCGTCTCCGGCGAACGGTATTCGGCCGGGAAGAACCCGCGCGCACCCTTCAGGGGCATGAAGGGCAGCGGCCGGACATTGGCCAGCACGAAGCCGAAGCGGCCCATGAACCACGGCGAGCTGTGATGCTCGACGCAGTCGACCAGATCGGCCACGCCGACGATGCCGCCGCGATGGATAGCCTCGAGGCCGACATTCGTCAGCCAGGGTCCGATCAGGGATGAGGACTGAACGAAGCTGGTGAAGTCTCTGATCTCGACCTGGGTCAGGCCGCTTGAGGCATGGATCAGGATGGGGCCGCGACGGTGGGTTCGCCAGGACCGGTTCTCGATGTCCTTGCCGCCGTGGGTGATCGCGTAGGCCCAGGGCTGGCGGATCGACAGGGCGACTCTGGGGAGTGCGCTACTCATCGCTCTCATACCCCTTCAGCTCGGCATAGGCGGCCATCGCCGCGGCGACGTCGCCGGAGGCCGAGGCGGCCTCCGCCTTGGCGATCGACGCGGTCATCAAGGTGACGATGGAGGCGACCTCCGGCCGCTCGGCCGAGACGTCGCGCCAGCGGTCGCGGAAGGCGGCGACGCGGGAAATCTCGCGCGCCAGCTCGGCGGTCACGCTGGTCTCGGCGACGGGGCTCCACTGGCATTCGGCGCCGCGAACGACCCGGCCGTCGACCAGCATGATGATCGTCTCGAACGGCGCCTCGGCGTCGTCGCGAAGCACTTTGCCGGCGATCGCTCGCTCGCCGTCAGCGCCGTAGCGGAACAGGACGCGGCAGGAGCGGCCGGAATGGTTGGTCTGCCGGGGCCAGCGGCCGGGGCGGACGTTGGGGTGCATGCCCATGCTCAGTCCACCGTCGCGATGTCATTGCGGGCGAGCCAGCCTTCGCGGCTATCGCCTAACCGCGCGTCGAGTTGCTCAACGGTCTCGGGCCACAGGTGCATGTCATGGGCGAGACGGTTGTAGGTCGTCAGCCACCATGAGCGCGTGGTTTCATCGGGATGCTTGTAACCGAGGATCTCGGCGGCATGCATGAGGTGAAGCTGGAAGTGGTGGGGCAGAGCGTCCAGCTCTCGGAGGTACTGGCTGACGATGTTGTCCATGAATGGCCCCCAATCACTCCCGGCTTGCTCGACGGCAGCGACCACCTCTTCATCGGTGGGGCAGGGCTGTGTGAGCCTACGACCGGGGAGTAGGGCGTCGTAACGGATGTGCGCCCAGTACAGGTCGATGCTGGGGCCGGTGAACGACCCGCCGCCGAGCTGATAGGGGGTTCTGAACGCGGCGCGCTCGAACGAGCCGAGCAGGACGCACCGGCGCAGCCATCGAACCAGCATCTTCGTTGGTCCGTACTTGGGCGAACCGTCCGGACCCCGGATGGCGGTCAGTAGGACCGTCTGCTGCATAAGCGGAAGGGCGTGCGTCCAGGCCTGGGTGACGGGCAGGTTGATAGTCGCCGCCAGAGCGCTTTCGACTTGATCGGCAAGTTGCCGATAGGTGTCGACTACACCCTCATTGTACTGCTTATCGGGGTCGCCCTGCGCTTCGTAGTTTTCGTCGTAGTGCGCTTGGATGTCGTCGGCTTGCTTCCGCCAGCTAAAGGCGAGGCGACGTATGGCGGGCGCATCAAGGCTTATATCGCCTTCGATCTGAACGTCGGGCGTCATCACGACTTTGCCGGTCTCTGTGTCGAGCGCGGCGGGCGAGGGCCGTTCGAATGCGTCCTCCCGTCCCCGGATCATGTGGATGACCGCATCGACCTGGTCGGGGTTCAGAGTTTTGCCGGCCAGCAGCATTTCCGGCACGTCGGCCAGCCATGCGAACAGCGTTCGCTGCGCGTCGCTGTTGCGCACGGCGCGCAGGCCGAGGCGACGGAAGCTTTCCTGCACGTCGCGCGCCTCGGTGCGGGCGTCGTCGATCGCGATGTGGTGCGTCCCCTGGTGCTTGGTGACGGTGACGCCGCCCATCTCGTAGGCGGTGCGGGTGTCGCGCCCGACGTTGTAGCGCCAGGGCGGCGTCAGGCCGGCGGCGCGATAGGCGGCGTTCAGCAGCGGCAAGTCGTAGTCCTTGCCTTGGCCCCAAAGCCGGGAGCCCTCGTGCTTGACCCAGAACGCCGAGAAGGCGGTCAGCACCTCGACCAGCGGGCGCGGGTTGATCTTGAGGGCGGCGTAGGCCTCGGCCCGCTCCGGCTTCTGCCACCAGGCGACCGTCTCCGGATCCTTGATCAGGCCGACGGCGAGGCAGCTTTCCTCGTCGATCGTCATGTAGAACTCGTCGCCCAGCTCGTCGCCGTGCGGATCGAAGACAACGGCGCCCAGGGACGAAATGACGGAGCCGGGCGTGTTGCCCATGGTCTCCTCATCGACAACGATATGCGTCATCTCAGGCGGCCTTTCCGAGGGTGGGGAGGTTGGGAGCGATCGCGTGCAGGGCCGCCTGGAGGGCGCGCCAGTCGCGGCCGTTGAGGAAGGCCCAGCCGAGGTAGCGGCTGCGTCCGCCGGGGTCGGTGGCGAATAGCGACACGCCCGGCCGGGGCTGTTCCTCGCCGAAGACGCAGACGCCAGCGTCGAAGCCCTGGAGGCTGTCGCTCCCCCGCAGGCGCTGGATGCGGCGCGCCAGCGACGGCAAGCTGTCGAACTTCATCGGCTTGCACGTGGGTTCGGTGGGCTTCGCGACGAGGGCGAAGCGAATGTCTTGGTCCATTCGAATTCTCCGGAATGCGGCCAGTTCGCCAGCGAGGATCTCGCCGCGACGGGCCGTGATGAGAGGGCAGGGCGACCAGGGGCCGGGGACGGCTGGGCGCATCACGAGCGGCCCAGAAGGCGCGCCAGGGCCTCGGCGATCAGGGCTCCGCCCTTGATCACGGCGAACCAGGCCAGTCCGTTGAGGGCGGCCATCACAGGCCAGCGGGGCGCGCGTCGCATGACCGGCCTCCCTCGAGGGCGCCGATCACGGCGTGCGCCATGGCCAGGTGTTCGGCGGCGATCTTGGCCGCCACCTCCACGCACAGGGCGAACCGGTCGATGCGAACGCCGTTCGCGGGCTGGCGTCGCTGTTCAGCGCGCAGAGTGCTGGCCCAGCCGTCGGAGATGGCGACGTAGCGCTCGGCCTCGCGCACGTGATGGGTGACGACGTCGACCGGGGTCATTGGCGTCCCCATTCGACCAGGAGTGCGCCGTCACGGCCGTTGAGGAAGATTTCCTCGTACTGGCCGCTGTCGGCCAGGACTTGACCAAGTTCGCGAGCGTCAACCTCGCTTTCGAAGGCGGCCGAGCTGTAGACGCCATCCTGTTGGCGAGCGAACGTCAGCAGGAAGTTGCGCTGCCGGGCGAGGATCTCGCCGACGTCCAGGCCGCCATCGTCGTCGTCGAGGGCCTCGGCGCGGTCAGCCGGTTCCTCAGCCGTCGGTGTCTCGCGCTCCGCCTTCGGCGCGGGCGGCACGGTCAGCCAGCTCGTGTAGTACCGAAGGCCCGAGGCCTCGTGTTCGATCAGCTTGTCGCGAGGCAGCGTCTCTTCGTGCGTCCCCTCCAGGCGTTCGTCATCGACGGCCTCGACCAGATCCCAAGCCGCCTGGGTGGGCACGCAGATGAAGCCGGTTCCGCTGGCGGCCTGGATGAACATGATCAGGCGCTTGATCGCCAGGCCGTTGGCGGCCAGGGCGTCGCGGCTGGAGGCGAAGTCGCTCGCCACCTTGGCTCCGCGCAACTGGCCGCCGCGGGCCTCGACGCCTTCCTTGGTGGTCTTGTGGATCACCTCGACCAGGGCGAGGTATTCCGGATCCTTCAGGCCGTGGGCGCCGCCGGCGGGCAGGGCGGGTTCGGGCGGCAAAGGTGCGGGCGCCGCAGCGCGGAGGGCGGCCTCACGCGCCGCGTCGCTGTCGAGCGCGGCCGGGACCTTCTGGGCCTGGTCGTTGACCTCGCGCACGGCGGCGGCGAAGTCGTCGCGCGGCGGCGGGCGGATATCGGGCTGGACCTGAAGCCCGACCAGGTGCTCCGGCGTCTCCGGCTCGGCCGGGGTGGGCGCGGGGGCGGGCGGCAGGGTGGGCTTGGGCGGCTTCAGGAAGGTCGTGCCGTACGCGTCTCCGTCCTTGCGCAGTTGCTCGCCGAAGGCTCCGAGGACCTCGACCCGAAGATCCGTGACCCAGCTCAGCAGAGCCTCGCCGGCGATCTTACCGTCGCCCGCCCCGATCTGCTCTCGGATCCACGCCTCGGCCAGTGGCGTGATCGCCGCCAGGACGTCGCCGCCCGCTCGGTCGTCGACTACCAGACCCAGGGTTTCGGCACTGGACCAATGGCCGCCCCCGGGCGGAACTGAAATCCGCGTCAGACCGGTGATGCGCCCGGCGCCGACGAACTCGCCGTTGGGTGTGCGGTGAAGGGCGTTGACGTCGTCGAAGGCCTTGAGCGCCAGCTCGGCGACCAGCAGGGTCAGGCGGTCGCGTTTCTCCAGCGCCGTGATGTGCTTGGCCACGGTGACGGTGTCGCGCAGGTCTTCCCAGGTGAAGGTGCGCTTGATTGTCTCGTTCTTGGCCTTGGCCGCCCGATAGGCGCGCTCGCTTTCGACATAGCGGGCCTTGTCCTCGGCGCTCGCGCCCTTGGCCACTTTGAGGCAGATCTGGACGAACCGGTCGGTGCGGTTGTTGCCGATCATCCTGGTCAGTTGCTTGACCGTGCGATGATGACGCTCGTGCAGCAGCAGCAAGCCCTCGGCGATCTCCAGGTTGTTCAGGTCGGCCCGTTGCAGGTTCTCGACCAGGCCAGCCTCGAGGAACTCGGCCGGATCGCCCTGATGGATCGCCAGGACCTCGACATGGTCGGCTGGCCAGGTCCCGCGTTCGATCAGGCGGCCCCATGCGCGGACCCGCCGCTCGCCCATAACCAGCCGCCAGCGCCCGTCGACCGACCGTACGCGCGGCTTCTGCAGGATGCCTTTTTCGGCGATGCTGTCGGCGAATTCGTCGATGATCGCGGCTTCGAGGCCGGTGTCGGTGCGGGCGTTATCGGGGTCAAATTCGATTTCGTCGAAGCGAAGAGCGACGTGCCCGGCCGGCGGGGCCTCGTCAACGCGTAAGTTGCCTGCCGCTCGGTCCAGCGCTGCGACGGCTTGTTCGCCTGCCTCGGTCAGCCGGATCGGCTCGCGAGCGATCAGGTCTTCGGCCTCAAGGATCTTGAGAGATTTGGACAGATTGGACAGGTCGCGGCCCGTCTCGCCGGCAAGCCAGCTTGGTGTTGACGCCTCCTCGCGCTTGATCGCGCGCAGCAGGCTTTCATTCTGGAGGATCAGGCTGGTCAGGCCGTGGGCCTGTGCGGTCGCGGTGGACATGAGGGCTCCGGTCAGACGTGGGCGAAGCGGCTGGCGCGAAACCAGCCGGGATGTTCGGGAAAGGCGAGAAGCTGGCCGTCGTCGCTGACCTTCAGGACGCGGGTGATCGCGCCCTCGGCCCAGGGCGCGCGGCCCTTGGGCAGTTTCAGGCCCGACAGGTCGACTACGCGGGCGGCGTCGCCCTCTCTCCAGCGGCGGCTCATCGCGTCGCTCGCAAGCGCTGGTGCTGGATCAGGCCTTCATGCGCGGCGGTCGCCTCGGCGATGCTGAGGCCGCTCCAGACGAAGGCGTAGACGTGGGCCGGACGGCGGCGCGCATGGACGGCGATTTCGCCATTGTCCATCTCGGCCAGCTCGACCAGGTCGGCGTCCAGGCCCAGCCTGTCGAGCAGGGCGAACAGCGCTTGGCCTGGGCGACGGTTCGATACCGTTAGGCCACGCTGGCGATCGTTGACCGCAGCCTTCTCCAATCCCGGGGCGTAGGGCGTCAGGTGGAAGGTGACGTCGCGCTTGTCGGTCGGGCCCAGCGCGCGTGGGGCGGTGTGGGCCGGGATCATCGGGCGGCCTCCGCCAGATGGGCGGCGATCCGTTCACGAACAGCGTTCGCCACCAGGTCGGCCGTCACCTTGAACCGCCACACGGCTAAGGCGGCGGCGCCCGTCAGCTCCAGGACGAGGCCGCCATCCGGGTGGGCGCACCAGACCGCCTCTTCGACCGTGATCTTGGCGATGTACGCCTTGGCGGCGGTGAACTGCACGCACAGTGACGGGCTGTCGTTCCGGCGTCGCAGCGTGGAGCCCGAACGGCGATCGCTCGCCTTGCTGATCAGCACCAGAACGCGATCGGCGTCGGGGGCTGAGAAGTTGAGCGTGACCCGCTCGCCCTCCAGCGCACCAAGGGCGACTTGGGCCTTGGCGCCGATGACGACGCGCAGTTGAGAGCCTGCCGACGAAACGGGCTTGATCGTCAGGCGTACGCCTGCGACGGCGGCGCGCTGGGGCCAGGCCGGCGCGCGCGACAGGGGGGTGAAAGACGCCCGGCTCAGGTCGATCACGCTCATCGGGCCAGCCTCGCGGCGAGCTGGCGGACGAAGGCGCGCAACGGCGAGCGAACGAGCGGCAGGGGCAGCACGATCGCGCCGAAGAGCAGCGCCTCGGAGATGACGCCAGCTTCGATCAGGGCAAGGCCGCGCGCCAGGGGCGGCTCGCCTTCGCGGGGCCCGAAGTCGTCGAAATAATCGACGTGCGTCGTGTAGAACCCCCCACTGGACGGGCGGGGCAACGGGAGCGGCTTAAGCGCCCTGTGAGCCTGCGCCCATTCCGTGATGGTCAGCGGCTTGGCCTTCGGGCGAAACGCCGTGGGATAGATCACCTGGGCCGAACGCCGTTCGGCCTGCGGGATGATGGGCGACATCGCGTCCTCATCCCGCACCGGAGCGATATGGGGCTCGCTAAAGCCTCAACGCCCTGCCAGTCCCCGGATGATCGCCCTGTGCGCTCACTCGTCCGGTGCGGGTGACGCAAACCTAGGGTCGGGATATTTCCCGTGTCAACAGGAAAGGCGGGAAATATCCCGAATTCCCGACATAACCCTCGCTTGCTAGGTTTCCACCAAGCGGGGAGTGGGTAATGGAAAATGCGAAGAAAGCCGGAAACAAGCTGGGTTTGGGCCTAGCGATCGGCGGCGTCGTGGCCGGCGTCATCGGCTATGGTTGGGGCTATCTCGATGGTTCCGGGGCGCCTGGCGTCGGCGCGCGCGTCGTGGAGCAGCCGTCAGCTTCCGCGGCATTGTCGGTAAGCGTTGGTCGTGGACACCGGTCTGGAAGTTACACCATGTTTCCGGTCAAGCTGAGCAACGCTGGCGAGGCCTTGTCCTATGCGAAGGTCACGTGCGCCCTCTACAATGAGCAGGGCGAATTCGTGGCGAGTGAATACACCAACTGGACAGAGGTCCCGGCGCGCAGCGAAGTCACCGGGGAGGTTGGTTCTAGAGTAAGTGATGTCGCTCGGGCCGAATGTCGGCCCAGCAGCTCCTAGCCTCTGAGCTTTCCGAAGCGCATATAGGCCTGCAATACCTTCCCAACGATGCTGACCGTTACGCCGTCATCGTTCTCAGCACCTTCAGTTAGGCGGATTGGTTCTTGGTATCTGGGGTTATGCGATCTGGGCCAGAGTTCGATCCGCCCGTTCGTGATTTCAATCTGCTTGACCGTGCGCTCTCTCAGGAAGCCGCCCGCCCGTGTTCTCATGACAACCACGATGTCACCGCTGATGGGCTCATAGCCCATGGCTTGGGTGTCCACGACGTGGATTAGAGATCCTGGTGGGATCAGGCGATCAACGGAATCTCCCTCCACCTGTTCGAGCCACTGAGGCCAGCGCACATAGGCTGGAATGTATTCCGCTGGTTCTGTTCGAGGCTCGACTTGTGAGAACTCGTCCATCTCCTTCCAGACGCCAGCAGCGCATGTGTAGCTAACGGGCAATTCGATCTCCGAAGGTAAGGAGCGCTTGGCCGCTTCTGGCGAGAAGGGCGCATCGCTTAGCAACGTATCAAGAGACACGTCGAGCACCTGGGCCAGCTTCCAAAGCTTGGACGCCCCTGGGTCCTTGACCTTGCCTCGAAGGATGTCGCGCACCGTATCTTCTTGGAGGCCGGCACGGGCTGCCGTCGAGTGAGGGTTGAGGCCCTTGCTCGCGATCAAAGCCTGCACTCGCTCGGCTAAATCCATGCTCGGGATATGCCCCGAACGCCGATTTGGTGCGATACCCGGATTTTCCCCGGTTGACATGTCGGGAAATTTCCCGGTTATCTTCCTGCCATGTCCGACCTCCAAACATTTCTCGATCGATGCGCCGCCTTCGCCGCGCAACGCGGTTGGAAGCGCTCGACCCTGTCGACGCGGCTGTTCAACGACGGCTCCCGTCTGGATCAAATCCACTCCGGGAAGGACGTCGGGGTCAGGCGTCTCGAACGGGCTTCGCAAACCTTGGCCGCACTTGAGCAAAGCTTCGCTCCTACGTCAGAGGCGGACGTTGCGGATCAGGCTGCGGTCTGATGACGCAACTGGCCGATCATTCTTTTCGGTGTTCGGGCCCTGAGGGGCACGGAGCGCTCTACGCGCCACAGGCTCCGCACGCTTGGCAGCGAGACAGGATGACCTGCGTCGCATCCAGGCTGTCGGCCGCTGACAGCGCCTCGTCATCGTCGAGCGCCGCGAGCGCGGCGGTCACGACGATGGCGCACCGTCGCACCGAGCGGGCCGATGCGCCGACGCTGGCGATCATCGCCGCATCGGCCAGGGCGGCGGCGCGAGCCCGGCGCCGGTTGGGTCCAGCTTGGACCGCCCGGCCTGAGGGCTGCGGGGACGTCCACAAACTCCGGACGTCGAACGATACGCGTACCATCTGCACTGGCCTCCCAGGCCCGCACAGGTCGGTAGGACGCGATCATCGTCAACTGCCACCAAAGGTCGCACTGAGGCGCTGGGTCAGCGTCTCCAACCAGGTCGCGCCGTGTTGGACTGCGGCCTCTAGGCCGTTGCCTTCGTGCGCGGCGGCGCGGGTCATGGCGATCTCGGCGGTCAGCGCGGCCAGGAATTCCCGGCGCTGGGATCTGCTGGCCTGCGACAAGGCCGTGCTGACCAGCAGCGCGATGGCCACGAATTCGGGCGAGGGCGGCGGCGTCCGGTCCATCTCAAGCCCCGCTGAGGACCAGGGCGCGATCGGCGATCGCCTCGAGGGTGTCGAGCATGGCGGCCCGGCGGTCGCGGCGAACGGCGTTCGTCTCGAAGGGCAGGGCGGCGGGCAGGTCCAGGTTGGGCGGGACCAGGGGGCCGGCGAACATCGCGCAGACCTGGGCGCGCTCGGCCGCCGGCAGCTCGCTGAGGCGGCTGGCCAGCAACACCGCGGCGGCGTGCGCCACGGCCTCCAAACGCGCCTTCAAGATCTCGATTTCGGCCATGGCCGTATCCCTCCGATTTCGCGGCGGAACGTGAGTCACGATGTCGCACGGGTCGAGGTTGCAAATCGCGGAGGTTTGCAATGTCGCGCGCTCTGACCCCCGGCGAACTGAAGGCCTTGGTGCGCGCGCTCGTCACCGCCTGCGGCGGGGTCGAGGCCGCCGCCGCGGTGTTGGGCGTCACCCACCAACGGGTGTCGGACCTGCAAAGCATCAACAAGCCCGACCAGATGCCGTTTCTTCAGATCTGCGCGCTGGAGGCGTTCGCGGAGCGCGACATCGTCACCGGCGCGGCGTCGCGGGCCATTCGCGGGCCCGAGGTCGAGGCGATCGGCAATGTCGCGGTCCAGACGGTTTCGGGCGCCGCCAACCTGATGGCTCGCGTCCACGCCATGGACGCCGACGGGCGCCGGGACGCGGGCGAGATCCGCGAGGTCCAGAGCGCGGCGCAAGAGCACCTGGCCCGCGCCGTCGAGGTCGTCGCTGCGGCGTCACGCCTTCAACCGGGAGACAGCCAATGAAGCGGTCCTTCCATCCCGCGCGCGGGGCGTACCGCGCCGCGCCGAACCGTCACGCGCCGCCCGACCGGCGCGCCTGGCTGGCCATGCTGGAGCGTGCGGTCGAGGCCGCCAACGGCGACCCGGCCGACCGTCATCTGGATTTCGGAGCCAGCCTGAAGGGGCTGGCCGCCGACAACTTCCCGGTGGGTGTGACCGACGCCCGCCGCAAGTGGGCCAAGAGCTTCGTCGAGCAGGCCCGGCTGTGGCTGGACGGCGGGATCGCAACGCGAACGGCGTTCGCGCCGGCCATCGCCGTCGAGGCCAAGGCGCTGACGGACATCCTGATCGAAGAGGGCGCCGCCGAGGCCATGCAGGCCCGGTCGCGCATGGGTTTCAAGGAGGACTGAGCATGACCATCCAGGGGGGGCTGACGTTCGGCGACCCGAGCGTCGATCTGGCCGTCGAGACGGCGATCCAGGCCTATGGCGACAATCGCGAAGACGTCTTCCACGGCGTGTGCACCCGTGATCGGCGTTGCCTGACCGCGGCGGCCTCGGCGCTGTACGACGCCGGCGTGATGTCGCTGGCCGACGCCGTTCGGGCCCTGGGCCTGAACGAAAAGGCGGTGAGGGTCACGCGCAGCCGCAAGAGCATGGCGTTTCGGCTGGTCGAGGAAGTGGTGGTCGACGTGCTGAACGGCGAGACGCGCGATGTCGCCGCCGTCGCCAGGGAAGTTGCCAGCAATGCGGCCAAGGCCGCCGCCGCATCCCGGCGCTGGACCCAGCCCGGAGCACGCGAGGCGATGCAGTCGCCGGAGGTCCGCGCCCGCCGCGAGGCCGCCCGGCAGGCCGCCATGCGCGATCCTGAGAAGGCCGCCAATGTCGCGGGCGCGGCCCGGAGGAATCTGGAGGCGGCCAACGCGGCCAGGCGCGCCAAGCGCGAGGCTGGGTTGCTGACCGCGCCGCGACGCCCCGTGGCCCCGCACGTCGCCCGCAAGCTGCCCTATATCCGCCGGTTCCTGGCGGCCGGTTGGACCAAGGGTGAGGTGGCCAAGCTGTTCGACGTGACCTGGCGCACCGTGGACCGGGTCTCGGCTCATGGCTGACGGGTTCATCGACCTCGACATCCTGAAGTCCGAGCCGACGCACACGCCAATCGACGTCGTCTACTTCGCCGGCGCGGGCGGGTCGTCCGAGGCGTACAAGATCGCGCTGGGCAAGCACCCGGACGTCGCGTTGAACCACAACGCCACGGCCATCGGCGTGCACATGGCCAACTGCCCCGAGACTGAGCACCTGATCGCCGATGTCTTCGACATCGACCCTCGGGTGATCCGCCCGGGGGTGAAGTGGCGGTCGTTCTGGGCCTCGCCAGATTGTCGGCATTTCTCGCCCGCCAAGGGCAGCGCGCCCATCGACGCCGGCATTCGCGGGTTGGCCTGGGTGGTCATCAAGGTGGCCAAGCTGTTGGGCGACAACGCGCCTGACGTGATCTTCCTGGAGAATGTTCCCGCTTTCGTGGACTGGGGTCCGGTTCTGCCGCCCGACGAGAAGGGGAGGGTCTATCCCGATCCCGAGCGGGCAGGCGAGACGTTCGGCCTCTTCTGCAAGCGGCTGCGCCAGTGTGGCTATGTCGTCGAATACAAGCTCGACTGGATCATGGCCGAGGAAGGCGTTCCGACGACGCGCTGCCGCTTGCTGATGATCGCTCGTCGTGACGGCAAGCCCATCGTCTGGCCGCAACCGACGCACGCTCACCGCAAGGTGGCCAAGGCCAGGGGCTTGCGCCCCTTCGCTCCCGCCGCTGACTGCATCGACTTCTCGATACCGTGCCCGTCGATTTTCCTGACGCAGGAGGAATGCAAGGCCCTGGGCATTCGCGCCAAACGGCCGCTGGTCGAGGCGACGATGGCGCGCATCGCCAAGGGCGTTCAGCGCTATGTGCTGCGGTCCGGCGATCCGTTTATCGTGCCGCTCACGCATCACGGTGCGCCGCGTATCTACGATCTGGCCGACCCGCTTGTGACGGTAACGGCGGCGAACCGGGGTGAGCTGGCCTTGGTCCAGCCGGAGTTCATGGCTGGAGCGATCGTCGGGTGCGGAAGTCGGGCAGGCCAAAGCCCGCCGCGAGGCCTGGACGATCCGCTCGGCACGATCATCGGCAATGCCGACCGATGTCTGGCGGCGGCGTTCCTGACTAAGTTCCGGGTCGGGGCGACGGGAAGCGATCTCGACGACCCGATGCCGACCGTTACGGCCAACAGCTTCGAGAAGCGTCCCGGAGGCTGCGCGCCGATCGGTCTCGTCTCGGCCTTCGTTGGCCGTCAGTTCGGGGCATCTGTGGGTTCGGATGCACAGGAGCCTCTTGGCGCCGTGACTGCGGGGGGCGGCGGAAAGTCCCAAGTGATCACCGCTTTCATGGAGCAGGCCAACACCGGCATGGTGGGCCGAGATTTGCGCGATCCGGTCAGCGGGATTGTCACCAAGGGGTGCACTCAGCGTCTCGTGGCGGCGCATCTGGACTACGCCTATTCCAGCAACACGGGGGCGGCGGCGGGCGATCCCCGCGATCCAGCCAAGGCGGTGACGGCTCAAGGCGGTCATCACTACCTCGTTCAGGAGGAATTGCGGGCGGCGGGTAGTTTGCAGTCCGACCGCCTGCGAGCCTTCCTGATCAAATACTATGGCGCTTCGACCGGCCAGGACCTTCGCGATCCGCTCGGAACAGCTGTCTCGCGTGATCGCTTCGGACTGGTCGTCGTGCGCGGCGAGGTGATGCAGATCACCGATATCGGCATGCGAATGCTGACCCCGCCCGAGCTGGCCGCCGCTCAAGGCTTCCCGAAATCCTATCGTCTCGACTGGAACGCCATGACGCACAAACCGGTCACGGCTACCGACCAGGTGCGCCTGATCGGGAATAGCGTCTCGCCGATGGGTGCGGCGCCGTACATCGCCGCGAACGTGCCGGATCTCTCCGAATACGAGCGGAGGGCCGCATGACGAACGCCGTTCGCGACCCTTACGACGACTTCCTGGCCGCCAAGGTCCCGCCGTCGCCTTCGTGCGGCTTCGAGATTTCGCCCGACGTCGTGCACCCGATCCTGAAGGATCACCAGCGGGCCATGGTCTGCTGGGCTGTGGCGCGCGGGCGCGCGGCCGTGTTCGCCGCCTTCGGCATGGGCAAGAGCGTGGTCCAGATGGAGATCGCGCGGATCATGCGCGCCCTGCTGGGTGGGTCGGCTCTGGCGTTGATCGTCATTCCGTTGGGCGTGCGGCAGGAGTTCGTGCGCGACGCGGCCATGCTGGGCATCCGGGTCAAGTTCATCCGCCGGATCGAAGAGGCCGACGATCCCGAGGTGGTCTATCTGACCAACTACGAGACGGTGCGTGACGGCAAGCTGGACCCGAACCATTTCGCGGTCGCGTGCCTGGACGAGGCGTCGTGCCTGCGCGGGTTCGGCGGCAGCAAGACTTTCCGCGAGTTCATGCGCCTGTTCGACCAGGTCGCCTATCGCTTCGTCGCCACGGCCACGCCGTCGCCGAACGACTTCATCGAGCTGCTGGCCTATTCGGCCTTCCTGGGTGTGATGGACGTTGGCCAGGCCAAGACCCGGTTCTTCCGTCGCGACAGCGAGAACGCCGACAACCTGACCCTGCATCCGCACAAGGAACAGGAATTCTGGCTTTGGGTGGCGAGCTGGGGGTTGTTCGTCCAGCGGCCGTCGGACCTGGGGTTCAGTGACGAGGGCTACGACCTGCCCGAGCTGGAGGTGGTCTACCACGAGGTTCCGGTCGACTACCGCGGGGCCGAGGCGGACAAGAGCGGGCAGGGCCAGCTCTTCCCGACCTATGCCCAGGGGATCGTCGGCGCCAGCCGCGTCAAGCGCGACACCCTGCCGGCGCGGGTGTTGAAGACCGCCGAGATCCTACGGGCCGACCCCGACAATCGCTACATCCTCTGGCACGACCTGGAGGACGAGCGGCGGGCCATCGAGCAGGCCGTTCCCAGTTGCGCCAGCGTCTATGGATCGCAGGATCCTGAGGCTCGCGAGCAGGCGATCGTTCTGTTCTCCGACGGCTGGTTTCCGTACCTGGCCGCCAAGCCCGTGATCGCCGGATCGGGCTGCAACTTCCAACGCCACTGCCACAAGGCCGTGTTCGTCGGCATCGGCTTCAAGTTCAACGACTTCATCCAGGCCATTCACCGCATCCAGCGGTTCATGCAGGCGCACCCGGTGCAGATCCATGTGGTCTACGCCGAGAGCGAGCGCGCCGTGCTGCGGACCCTTCTGGAGAAGTGGGAACAGCACAAGGAAATGACCGCCATCATGAGCGAGATCATCCGCCAGCACGGGCTGAACGCGCCCGAGATGGCCGCCATCCTGACCCGGGCCATGGGGGTCAAGGATCCGATCACAGTGACCGGCGAGGGCTATACCTTGGTCAATGACGACACCGTGCGCGCGACGCAGCGGATGGAGTCCTGCAGCGTCGACCTGATCGTCACCTCGATCCCGTTCTCGACCCAGTACGAGTATTCGCCAAACTACGCCGACCTCGGCCACACGGACGACAACGAGCACTTCTGGGAGCACATGGGGTATCTGATCCCCGAGCTTTTCCGCGTGCTCAAGCCCGGCCGGGACTGCTGCATCCACGTCAAGGACCGGATCGTGCCGGGCGGCATGACGGGCTTGGGTTTCCAGACCGTCTATCCGTTCGCGGACGACTGCCGCATCGCCTTCCGCAAGGCCGGGTTCGCCTATCTGGGCGAGAAGACCAACCTGACCGACGTGGTGCGCGAGAACAACCAGACCTATCGCCTGGGCTGGAGCGAGCAATGCAAGGACGGCACGCGGATGGGCGCGGGCCTGCCCGAGAAGGTGCTGATCTTCCGCAGGCCGCCCAGCAGCGCCGAGAACGGCTATGCCGACATGCCGGTCGTCAAGGACAAGCTGGCCTATTCCCGGGCCCGCTGGCAGCTCGACGCGCACCATCTGATGCGGTCATCGGGCGACCGGCTTCTGAAGCCGGAGGAGTGGGCCACGTTTGACGACGCGGCTGAGATCTATCGCATGTGGCGGGCCTTCAACCTCGACCAGCTCTACGACTTCGAGCACCACGTGCGGATCGGTGAGGCCCTGGACGTGGTCGGCCGCCTGCCGCCCACTTTCATGCTGCTGCCGCCCCATAGCTGGCATGCCGACGTCTGGAGCGACGTGGCCCAGATGCTCAGCCTCAACACCATGCAGGCCGCCAAGGGCGCGGAGAAGCATCTGTGCCCGTTGCCGTTCGACATCGTCGACCGCCTGATCACGCAGTTCAGCATGCCGGGCGAGCTGGTGTTCGATCCGTTCGGCGGACTGGGCACGGTGGCGCACCGGGCGCTGAAGCTGGGGCGCCGCGGGCGCTGTCACGAGCTGAGCCCGACCTACTTCCTGGACGCGGTCAAGCACGTCGAGGCCATGGCGCGTGAGATGGCGACACCGTCGCTGTTCGACGTGTTGGGCGAGCGGCCGGCGACCATCGAACAGGTCGACTACGAAGCGCTAACTGTCGGGGGTGCGGCGTGATCTTAGGAAAAGAGCTTCTTGGCGACTTCGCTGGGGCTACCTTGAACCGACAGGCCGTCACCGTCGGCCACGCCCGCAAACCGGATAACCGCAGCGGCGTTGTTTCCCAAGCTGGGCACGATGGCTCGGACCTGGTCGGGGTTCACGTAGACCATGTCATCGTTGTTCGCTCGTCTGAACATCACCAGCTTGGCCATCGTCTTCCCTCTCATTCGCGAGGCGAAGCGTAGCAGCCATGTTCGGGGGCGTTCAATCCATCCTTGAGGTGCTCGGCCGGGGTCGTTTTCCCCTGTCAGGCGAAAAAGACTGCCAGCAGGCGGTCGATCCGTGGCTGCGCGAGCATCTGCCCGGCGTCGAGATCTCGCGCGAGCATCGTCTGGGGCCGGGCGACATTCCCGACTGGCTGATCGACGGCAGATTCGTGATCGAGGCGAAGGTCGGCGGCCGGGGTCAGCAGAGGCGGGCGATCGTCCGCCAGCTCGGCCGCTATGCCGCCTATGACCAGGTCGAGGCCCTGATCCTGCTGACCGGCGTCAGCATGCCGCCGATCGGCCTGTCCAAACCCGTCCATGTCGTCAGCCTGGGGAGGGCTTGGCTGTGATCCATCCGAAATCCGCATCGTATCCGGTGCACGGCGCGGCCCTGGCGGCCGGCGTCGATCTTGAGATCGCCTACGGCTGGGTCGATGCCAGCCGCAACATGCGGGCCATCCTGTTCGGGCCCAAGGCCATGAACCGCGTCGAGGCGGTGTTCGCCGAGGGCGTGCGTCGGCATGGAGAGGCGGCCATGGACGAGCTGGCAAGCAGGCTGGTCGAAGCCTTCCTCGAGGGGCGTCTAAAGGTTCAGTTCGGGGCGGTCTGATGTTGCGTCTACGGCGGCAGTGCGCCGACTTTTTTCCCCCGATCCGGGTGCAGGTTCCGAAGGGGTTGAGCCTCGATGATCGGATCCTGGCGGCATGGTCGCACCTCGACGACGACGCCGTAAGGCGTGAGCTGTCGCGGTCTCAGTCGACCATGACCGTCCGCGCCGCGCGTCGGCGTTTGGCTGAGCTGCGGTTCGGAGCGCGACCATGAGCCGGGCCTATGGCCAGATCGCCATGGTCGCCGATCGCTGGGTCGTGTCTGGCCTGGAGCCTCACGTCGTCATGCGACTGAAGGCCAATTTCCCCAAGATCCCCAAGGCGGCCAAGGGGCCGTTCGTCTTCCCCAACGATCCGATCACCGCGGCCGATCTGGCGTGGTTCATGGATCGCTATCCGTTGACCGGCGCAGCGGGCGATCTTCGCCACCTGGAGGCGGGGCGAACGGCGTTCGTGTCGATCCAGGCCGAGGTCGGCCGGATCATGGCCGACGACTACAAGCCGCCTGCCTATGTCGGCCTTCGCGAGGGGCAGGGGGTGCGGGTTCACCAGTCGCGCGCCGTCGAGCTGCTGGCGCGGTTCGGCGGGCTGCTGGTCGGCGACGAGATGGGCGAGGGCAAGACCTATACGGGCGGGGCGGCCTGTCTTCTGCCCGGGGCCTTGCCCGCGACGATCGTCTGCCCGCCGCATCTGCGACGGCAGTGGGCGCGCAAGCTGAGCGAGTTCACGACCCTGACGACGCACATCGTCAACGGGACGACGCCGTACGCCTTGCCGCCGTGCGACGTGCGGATCTTCAGCTACACCAACATCGCCGGGTGGGCGGACGTGCTGGAGTTGATCGGCACGGGGCTGGTCATCTTTGATGAAGCCCACGAGCTGAGGGGGGGGGCAGGGCACCTCGAGCCATCCGATCCAGAAGGGGGTGGCGGCCATGCGTCTGGCTAACACCGCCCGCCTCCGAATGGCCCTGACGGGAACGCCGATCTTCAACTACGGCAACGAGATCTGGAACATCATGTCGTTCGTTCGCCCTGAGCTGCTGGGCGAAGAGGGCGAGTTCTATCAGGAGTGGTGTAGTTCCGGTCGAACCGTGAAGGACCCTGAGGCGCTGGGCTCATATCTGCGCGAACAACACGGCATGATCCGCAAGCTGTCGGACGGACCCAAGCCTCGGGTGACGGTGCAGGAAATCGACCACGACCAGCGCGAGTTGGATCGGGTTGAGCACCTGGCCCATGCCTTGGCGCTCAAGGCGGTGCGCGGAGCCTTCCAGGAGCGCGGCCAGGCCGTGCGCGAACTGGACATGATGCTGCGCTACCAGACCGGCGTCTCCAAGGCCAAGGCGGTCGCCGCCTATGCCCGTATGATCGTCGAGGCTGGCGAGCCCATCATCCTGTTCGGTTGGCATCGCGAGGTCTACGAGATCTGGCTGGACCTTTTGGCCGACCTCAACCCGGTCATGTACACCGGCAGCGAGACGCCGCGGCAGAAGGAAGAGGCCAAGCGGGCGTTCCTGGCGGGCGAGACGTCGATCTTCATCATGTCGCTGCGCTCTGGCGCGGGTGTCGACGGCCTCCAGGCGCGGGCCAAGGTGGCGGTGTTCGGCGAGCTGGACTGGTCGCCCGCCATGCATGCCCAGTGCGTCGGACGTCTGAACCGGGAAGGTCAGCAGTGCTGGCCCGAACCGGTCGATGCGATCTACCTGGTCGCCGACGACGGCTCCGATCCGCCGATGATGGAGGTTCTCGGCCTGAAGGCCAGCCAGGCTCATTCGATCGTGGATCCAGGCCTGGGCGTGCAATCGACCGTCCGCGACGAAAGCCGGCTCCAGAGCCTCGTGCAGCGCTATCTCGACCGCGAGGTGGCGGCATGAGTGATCCCGATTGGTCGCGCGAGGGCATCCTTCGCCGCAAGGTCGCCAGGGCAGTGCAGGACGAGATTGAGTTCGCGCCTGGCCACGGAATGTATCCCTCGGATCGGATGTTCATCTACGGGCAGTTCGTGCTCTGCGGTGCGAAGGGCATGTGCTGCCTTGTCGACGCCGAAACCGTCGCGCGGGCGCTGGAGCGCCTCGCGTCCGAGGTCCGCCGAGATGGATTGGAGGGTGCGCGATGAGCGGCGCCGCCATCGGATGGGCCAAGCGCCAGACAGCGCCGTGCGCGCGGTCCAAGTCGCTGTTGGTCATGCTCGCCGACTATGCCGACGAGAACGACTTCGCCTGGCCGCCGATCTCGATGCTGGCCGGCGAAGCGCAGCTCAGCGAGCGTCACGTCAAGCGCATGTTGAAATCGCTGGTCGACGCCTGCGTCCTGCTGCGTTGCGAGGTCGAGGATCGGCAGACGGGGAGGACGCGGGCATGCGCCTATTTCTTCCCGATCCACGTCGCTGAACCGACGGCCAAGATGGTCGCTGCCTATGAGCGCAAGGTCGGGGGGAGGGTGACACAGGTGTCACCCTCCGAGGGTGACATGGGCGTCACCCTGGAGGGTGACACGGGCGTCATGGGGAGGGTGACAACTGTGTCACCCCTAAATGAACCTCCTATAGAACCATCGGAAGCTAACGCTTCCTCAGCGGGCGTGCGCGCGAGCGAGGAAGATCCATTCGAGATCGTTCTGGGGCTCTGGCCGGCGTCCGGCCTGGACAACACTGACGTCGCCGCCGCCCGTTCGGCGTTCGCCGCCGAGGCCGCGATCGTTGGCGATCCACGGCGGCTGGTCGATGCGGTTCGAGCCTACGTCACCGCTCCGGAAACCAAGGCGCGGACCTACGCCCTGCCGGGCCTGGACAAGTGGTTGTCGCGCCAGAGCTACCGAGGGCGGTTGAAGGCGGCCAAGGCTCCAAGGCTCGGCGTGGTCGAGCCTGACCTGTTCGCCGAGCCCATCCCGTCTGACGTTCGTGGACGGCTGGAGCGCGAAATGGGCAAGGCCTGGGTCAGGTCATACCTCGATCCCTGCCGATGGGACGGCCCTGGCCGGTCGTTGATCCCGGCCAATGGGGTTGCGGCGACGAAGTTGGCGGAGGCCTCGGCCCTGCTCAAGGAAATGAGCGTGACGCTCGGTGAAGTATCCAGAAAAGGGGTGGCGTGATGGCCAAGGAACAGTTCGCAGTCGAGGCCGTCGAGGAAGTCGGTCGGGCTAAATGGGGTATCGTGGTCAGCCACCAGCATGCGGAACGCAAGGCTTGCGCCAACCTCCGCGCCCAAGGGTTCGAGGTCTACCTGCCGATGGTGATCTCTGAGCAGCGGCCGACGCGGACCAAGCCCAAGCCTGGCTTGGTGGTGCGTCCGCTGTTCTCGACCTACGTGTTCGCGCGCATCGACCCGACCGTGTCGGGCTGGCGTTCGATCTTCTCGACCATCGGCGTCAAGTCGGTGTTCATGGCTGGCGAGCGTCCGCTCGTCGTCCCCGACAAGGTGGTCGATGCGATCCAGCAGCGCGAGGAGAACGGCTTCATCAAGATCGCCGACGTCGATCCGGGCGAGCTGAGGTGGCAACGCGGCGACGCCGTCAGGGTGCGGGGCGAGACGGCGGACTACGATGCGATCTTCATCGAGCGGATTGACAGGAACCGCGTGTCGGTCCTAGTAAAGCTACTTCAGCGCGACGTTCGCGCCTCTGTGCACCTGCTCACTGTGATGTGAGGTCAGGTGCGGTAGCCGTTCAAGACCCCGAACATCGTTGAAGACTGCCAAGCCCGCCCGGCTCATGCCGTGGCGGGCTTGCCTTTGGCCCATCGGTCGCGATCGAAAAGCGACATCTGCGAACCGATCGCGCTTGACCTGAGGGCCGACCTAAGGGTGGGCAGGCCTCGCGGGTCCTTCCCGGGGTCCGACATATACGGTGGGTTCGAAGCCTCGGACGTTTTCTTGTGCGAAGCGCGGACAAAGACGCACGCTTTGCACGCTTCCCTCAGCACGGATCAGCACGCATGCACGCCACGGCCATGGTCGTGTCGGTGGCCCGCTGCGCGGAGCTGCTGACAGCGGCGGGAGACAAGATCGACCGTTCGGCGCTGTCGCGGTACTGCGACACGCATGGTCTCAAGCTCGGCAAGGTCGGGCGCGAGGTGCAGGTCGATTTCAACGTGGTGAAAGCTCACCGCGCCAGCAACTACACCCGCGAGGTCATGTCGGGCGCTGCGCTGAACGCCGCGCCTGAGGCTGAGCCGCCTCCGGTCCAGGCCGAGATGGCCATGATCGCGCCTTCGCCGGCCCCGGCGGCGCGGGCCCAATCGCCGACCGAGCAGATCGCCAATATGGCGGAGCACCGCGGGCTTAAGGCGGTGCAGCTTCGCAACGCGCTGCGCGACGAGGCCAAGGCCGAGGGGCTGTTGACCATCGTGGCCGAGGTCGAGGCAGGGCTTGCCGAGGCGATCGTCGAGATGCGCTCAGCGTTCGCTCACGCCAACGAGGATCACGCCGAGCTGATCGCCGCCGAATTGGCTCTGCCACCGGAAAAGGTCCGCACCCTGCGCGCGGCGTTGAAGCGCTTCGCGCGCGTGGGCCAGGAACGGTTCGCTGGCCGGATGGTCAAGGCCTTGAAGTCGGGCCACGAACAGGAAGGGGCGGCTTCGGAACGCCTGCGGAAGCTGACGGCGCACGCCGTTCGCCTCCGGAGCGATCCGGGCCTGACCGCCGCGGGATGAACCTGAGGGAGACCTTCTCGGGCTTGGCCCTGGGATGGTCGGTGATCTTCTCGACGGCGGCGACCCAAGCCGCGCCGCCGCCGGAAATGGATGTTCCGACCTGGTCGAACGAGCATCGAAAGATCGCTGCAGAGTCTGGCGCTCGCAAGACCGGTGACTGGGAGACTTCCTACGCGCCGTACATGCGCCGGCCGATGCGCGTCAGCGGCGTCGATCAGCCCTTCGCCTCGGTGTGGCTGCGCTGGTCGGCCAAGTCGGGAAAGACCCAGGTCTTCCTGAACGCGGCGTTCCACTGCATCGACACCGCGCCCCGGTCGATCGGCATCGTCTGCGCGTCGGACCAGAAGCAGAAGGACTTCGAGAAGGAGGTCTGGTCGCCCAACGCCAAGGCGACCACCCAGGTCGGCCTGAAGATCATGGCCATCAAGGCCGGGGCCGAAGACAGCTCGACCAAGTACCACAAGCGGTTCCGGGGCGGCTTTCTCAAGATCATCAACGGCGGCTCTGAAGCGCAGCTCCAGCAGTCCGACCTGGGCTTTCTGATCTTCGAGGAGCCGTCGTCCTACCCGAAGGATGTCGGCGGGCGCGGCCCGACCATTCGTCAGGCGCGTTCGCGGTCGGACGCCTGGGGCGACGAGCTGAAGGAACTGGGCGGCGGCACGCCAAACATCGTCGGTGACTGTCCCGTCACCAACGAGGTCGAGAGCCGCACGCTCGAACGCTACTACATGCCGTGTCCGCACTGCGGCGGGTTGCAGTTGCTAGTCTGGGAGAACATGGACCGCCGCGACGGGCGGCCGTTCTTCCTCTGCCAGCTTCCTGACTGCGGCAAGGTCATCGGCCACGAACACAAGCGCGGCATGCTGGACCGCGCGGGCGAACTGGAGCTGATCGGCAAGGCCGGCTGGCTGGCGTGCTTCCAGCCCATGCTGTCGGACGGCACGCCGGACAAGGAGCATCCGAACCAGCCGCCGCCACCGTTCATGACGCCGGCGGAATGGGACTATTGGTACGAGCGGCGCGGTCCCGATGTCGGCACGATGCTCGACGGTCGCGACCCGTCCTTCGACGGCATCTGGCAGGCCTACTCGCCCTTCACCACCTGGGCCCGGATCTGGGGCAAGTTCGACGAGGCCAACACGTCGGGCAAGCCCGAGGATCTCGTCGTCTTCTGGCAGCAGGTCTTGGCCCGGCCGTTCGAGGCCAGCTACGACCGGCCGGCCACGCAAACCCTCTATGAGAACCGCAAGATCGCCGCGGCGATCGCGGGCAACCTGGAGCGGGCCGTTATCCCGCCTTGGGCGTGGACCTTGTTCGGGGCCGCCGATATCCAGGGCGACCGGATCGAGTGGGCGTCCTATGTCGCGGGCCCGGTCGACCTGACGCCGGAAGGTGCGTTGGGTCGCCTCTACGCCCGCATCGACAGCGGGATCATCCCGATCCCGCCGGTCGATCCCCGGGCCTGGACCGAACTAGCCGAAATCACCAAGCGGACCTACACCGGCCCGCACATCCACCCGATCGGCTTTGATCGCTTCGGCGTCGATACGGGCGGCCACCACACAAACCGCGCCTACGTGTTCTGCGCCGGGCGCCCCAACGTCATGGCGCTGAAGGGCGGCTCCCAGACGGAGAAGGACCGGGAGAAATTCCCGCTCGAAGCCGGTACGCGCCGCAAGGCCAAGATCGGCGGCCGGGTCGTGGGCGAGGTCCAGCTCTACCTGATCAACACCCACAAGGTGAAAAAGGAAGTCTACTTCGGCCTCGCCCAAAACCTCGCCGGCTGCGAGACGGGCGAGCATCTGCCGGGAACCATCACCCTGGAGCCGACGGCGACAGAGATAGACTTCCAGCAGATCACCGGGGAAATCCTGAAACCGGCCGATCCAGCCAAGGGCAAGAAGTTCGAGTATTGGGACCCCGTCGCCGGGGTCCGCAACGAACAGCTCGACATGGCGGTCTACTGCCACGCCATGGCGTGGTCGTTCCTGCCCGACAACATCACGCTGGCCGACTGGCAACGCCTGATCGCCGGCCGTCGCCGCGAGGCCAGCCGCGAGGGCCTCGCGCCTCTCGAGGCCATCTGGTCGGGCGCACCGACACTGCCGCCGCCGATCGCTGGGCAATCGCCCGCGCCCGCCCCCGCGAACGCCGTTCGCGCTGAACCGCCCGCGCCCGAGCTTCACCCGCTCCTGGCCATGGCCCGACGACAAAGGGAAAACGCATGACCGTAAGCTGGCGCGATGATCTGCCGACCGCGCAAGCCCGCCTCGCCGCCCTGGAGGCCGCCGAGACCAAGCGGTTCACCAACGAGACAGTCAAGTCGGTCCGTTATCAGGTCGGCGGCGTCGAGTACGCCGATCCCGTATCGATGGACCAACTTGCCCGCGCGATCTTCGAAACCCGTGCGGTCATCCGCCGCCTGGGTGGCGGCTGCGTCACCGGCGGCGCCATCGTCCCGACCTTCGGAGGCTGAGACCCGTGAGCGATCGCGTGCTCTACGGCCCCAACGGGGCCGCGCTGCCGGCTGGGATCGGCGCCGCCGTGCGGGCCATGTCGGCCTCGCGCGAGGTCGACGTCGGCATGGGTATGGGCGTCGGGCCGAAGGCCGGGGCCACCGTCGGCCAGGACGTCGCCGGCTGGATGCCCAGCCAGACCTCGGCCGATGCGGCCTGGCTGTGGAACCGGGATCTGGCGGTTTCCCGCACCCGCGACCTGCTGGCCAACGAACCCTGGGCCCAGGGCGCGATCGACCGCAAGCTCGACATGGTCGTGGGCGCGGGCTGGCGTCCGATCATCCGTCCCGACCACGAAGCCCTGGGCATTTCCGAGCAAGAGGGCCGCCAGCTCGGCCGCGCCTTCGAAAGCGCCTACCGCCAGTGGTCGGACGACCCGCTTTGCCGCTGCGACGTCGAGGAAACGCTTAACGGATCCTGGCTGCTGCACCTGACGGTGATGGAGCAGGAAGTCACCGGCGACGGCATCCAGGTCCTGCGCTGGCGCGAGCGTCCCGACTGGGATTTCCGCACCTGCGTCCAGGTGGTCGACGCCGACCGCTTGTCCAATCCCAACGGCGTGACCGACAGCGAACTGCTCAGGGGCGGCGTCGAGCGCCATCCGCAATGGCTGTCGCCGGTCGCCTATCACTTCCGCAACGCTCACCCGGGCGACCTCGGAATGGGCGTCTCGCACGGCGCCATGACGTGGGAACGGGTCGAGCGCCGCACCCCGTGGGGTCGGCCGCAAGTCTTGCACCTGCACGAAAAGCGTCGGCCTGGCCAGACGCGCGGCGTCTCGCGCCTGGTCGCCGGCCTGTCGCGGTTCAAGTCGATGCAGCGGTTCGCCGAGGGCGAGCTGGCCAACGCCGTCATCAACGCCCTGTTCGCCGCCACGATCACCTCGAGCTTCGATCCGGCGGTCGCCCAAGACCACCTGATGTCGTCGGCGACCCAGACCTATCAGCAACTTCGCGGCAGCTTCTACGAAACCCTCGACCCGCGCCTGGCCGGCGCGAGGATCCAGCATCTGTTTCCTGGCGACGAGCTGAAGTTCCTGACCTCGCCGCGTCAGACTGCCGCCTTCGAGAGCTTCTTCACCGTCTTCCTGCGGTCGATCGCGTCGGGCCTTGGCATCGCCTACGAACAGATCGCCATGGACTGGTCGAAGGTGAACTACTCTTCGGCCCGCGCCGCCCTGATCGAAGTCTGGCGCGGCATCATGAAGGCCCGGTCGATGGTGGCCATGATGGTCGCCCAACCGCTGCTTCTGGCCGTGGTCGAGGACGCCGTCGACCTGGGCATGGTCGACCTCCCGTCCAGCGGCCCCGACCTCTACAAGGCCGCCGCGGCCTATCTCCGCACCCGCTGGCTCGGGCCAGCCAAGGGGACGATCGACCCGGTCAAGGAACCGACCGGCGCGCTCATGCAGGCGGAAGGCGCCTTCAACAACTGGGACGATCTCTGCGCGGAGCAGGGTGTCGACTTCGAAACCAACCTCCAGGCCCTCAAGGCCAATCGCCAGGCCTTCGCTGACGCCGGCGTCATGCCGCCGGCCATGGCCGACATGCTGACCATGGGCGCGCGTGTCGCCTCCGACGAGCCCGCCCAGGCCGAGAACTAGGAACCCCGACATGCCCATGCGGAACCCCGCCCTCCTGGCGGCCGAACTCAGCGGCCGGCCCTTGCTGATGCGCGAAGACGCGGTCCTGCCCTATGCCCAGGCGCTGGGGCTGGCGGTAGGCGACGAACGCCGTTCGCCTGTGGCGGATTTCTTCGGCCGCGCGCGGCGGCTGTTCGCCCAACGCGAGGACGCCAGCGAACAGCTCGAGGCCCCGATCCTGTCCCTGCCGCTGTGGATGGGCGAGCCGGACGACTGCGGCTTCGGCTGGGTCCTCAAGGACGGGATCGGCGTAATCGAAATCTCCGGCCCGTTGATGGCGGAAGGCTTCGGCTGGGGGACCACCTGGTATCACGGCTACGACACGCTCAACGCCGCCTATGAGGAGATGTTCGCCGACGCCCGCGTGCGCGGGGTCTTCTCGATCTGGCGCACCAATGGCGGGATCGCCGACGCGGGCCTGGCCGAATGGTCACGCACGATCCGCGCGGGCCGCGAGGCCGCCGGCGGCAAGCCCTGCTGGGCATACTGCAAGTCCTCCTACAGCGCCGGCTACTGGGGGACCGCGCAACATGACTGGATCGTCGCCGCCCGCGAAGGCGGCGTCGGGTCGATTGGCGCCGTCATCACCCATTGCGAGGTGTCCGAGGGTCTCAAGACCGACGGCATCACGGTCACGAAGTTCAAGTTCGGCAAGAAAAAGACCGACGGCGCCTTCGACGAGCCGCTCAGCGAGACGGCCTCGGCCGATTTCGACGCCGACGTGCAGCAGTGCGGTCGCTGGTTCGTCGCCGATGTCATGGCGGGCCGTCCGAGCCTGACCGAAGAGGCGATCATCGCCACCGAAGCCGGCTGCTTCTACGGCGACAGCGACGATCCGGCGATGTCGGCCCTCAAGCAGGGCCTGATCGACGCCGTGATGAGCGAGCGCGCGGCCTTCCAGGCCCTGGTGGCCAAGGTCGCCACCCCCGTTTCCCCCCAGGTCTCGCCCAATCCGGGCCAGGCCGCCGCTTCAGACAAGGAGATCGACATGAAGCGTCACGAAGTCGAGGCGGCCATGAAGGCCGCCGGATGCAGCGAGGCCCAGATCAAGGCGGCGCTGGCGAAACTGACCGCTGAAGGCGGCCAGGACGAGAATACCGATCCCGAAGTCGACGGCGAAGGCGGCGGCGAAGGTGATGAAGGCGATGAGGGCGAGGAAGGCGGCGACGCCAAGGCCAACGCCACCGTCGCCGAAGCGGTGCTCGACCTGCCGGAAGCCAAGGGTCGCGAGAAGCTGGCTCGCAAGCTGGCCTTCACGCCGGGCATGACCGTCAAGCAGGCCAAGGACCTGCTGTCGGCCTCGCCCAAGGGCGAAACCCTGGCCGACCGCATGCGCGGGCGTGACCCGAATCTGTCGGCCGAAGGCGGTCAGGTGGCCCCGGCCCTGGCCGCGCGGCTGGACCCGGCCAAGATCTTCGCCCGCCGCGCCGCCAGCGCCAAGAAGAACGCTACCGGCCGCTACAGCGCCGCCGGCTAGGGCCGCCAACCTCGGCGGCCGAGGGTCTGGCCGCATCCCTTCCCTAAAACCCGCCGGTACGCCGGCATTCCCAGGAGAACGCGCATGTCGCCGCGCCTGTTCGAACGCCGGCTCGCCGGCTCTTTCCTCATTTCCGAGGCCAACCGCTCGCTCAGCCGCGAGCAGATCACCATCGACGAGAACCTCGATCTCGACGCCGGCCATGTGCTGGGCCAGATCGCCGTCGGCGTGTTGGCGGCCGTCGCCGTCGCCAACGCCGGCAACACCGGCAACGGCGCGATGGGCGCCGTCACGGTCGACGCCGGTGCGCCGGAAGGCGACTATCAACTGTCGTTCATCGAGCCGGTCGCCAACCTCGGCAACTTCATCGTCGTCAAGCCGAGCGGCGTCATCGACGGGTTCGGCAAGGTCGGCACGCCGTACAACGGCCTGATCAACTTCACCCTGGCGGACGGCGCGGCCGACTTCGTGGCCGGCGACGGCTTCAAGATCACCGTGACCGCGGCGGTCAATGCCAAAAAGAACCGCTTCGTCCCGCACAACCCGGCCGCCACCGACGGTTCGCAGTTCGCCAAGGCGATCCTGTTCGCCGGCGTCAAGACGGCCGTCGGCGAAACGGCCAAGGGCGTCGGCATCGTCCGCCTTGCCGAAATCGACGCCAACCAACTGACGTGGGGCCCCCACAACGACGCCCAAAAGCTCGCCGCGCTGACCACGCTGGCGGCCGAGCACGTCATCGCCCGCGCCTAGCGCCAACCCGACGGCCTCGCGGAACGCGTCGGCCATTTCAAACCCAAGGAGAACCCGACCATGTCCCTGGTCAACGTGTTCCGCAGCAGCCTTTTCCAGATGACGGAGCTGACGGCGGCCATCAACGAGCGTGAGACCCCGCCGCAGCGCTTCGCCGAGCTGGGTATCTTCCGCGAACGGTCCGTCCGGACCACTTCGGTCTTCATCGAGAAGAAGGGCAACACCCTGCGTCTCGTCCCGACGGCCGCGCGCGGCGCTCCGGGCACGCCGATGCACGTCAATCTGCGCAACGGCAAGGAATTCCGGCTGTCGCACATCCCCGTCACCGACCAGGTGTTGGCCGACGAGGTGCAGGACGTTCGCGCGTTCGGCTCGGAAAGCGACCTGGTCGGCATCCAGCAGGTGCGCGACGAGAAGCTGGAGAACATGGCCGACAGCCTGGACAACACCGAGGAGTATCATCGCCTCGGCGCCGTGCAGGGCGTCGTGCTCGATGCCGACGGCAGCGTGATCTACGACTTCTTCGACGAGTTCGGCGTGGCCGAGCCGCCGACCGTTCACTTCGATCTGGGCGCCGCCTGGGCCGAGGCCGACGGCACCGTGATCCGCAAGAAGATCGGCGGCATGAAGAACGACATGCGCCGCGCGCTGAAGAACACGTCGATGATCACCGGCGTCCATGCGCTGTGCGGCGAGGGCTTCTTCAGCGACATCGCCAACCACCCCGAAGTGGTGCGGACCTACATGAACCAGGCCGCCGCCAACGACCTGCGCGGCTCCGACGCGCTGGACATCTTCCGCTACGGCGGCGTCACCTGGGAGCAGTATCCGGGCTACGGCGACGTCGAGGTTCCGGACGACGAGGTCCGCTTCATCCCGCTCGGCGTGAAGGACCTGTTCCAGAGCTACTACGGACCCGCGCCGTGGTTCAGCGCCGTCAACCGGCTGGGCCTGCCGCGCTACACCATGGCCTCGCTGGACAAGACCGGCGAGAAGCAGATCGACCTGGAGAGCCAGTCGAACGCGTTGCACATCTGCACGCGTCCCGAAGTGCTGTTCAAGGGCGACGGCGCGGCCTGACCTAACGGGCCGCCCTAGCGGCGGCCCGCCCCCTTCCATCATCACCAGGAGGACGCGATCATGCGTTCGATGTATCTGGCCGCCTGCGCGGCCCTGTGTTTCGCCGCCGAGACCGGTTCGGGCTCGGGTTCGCGCAAGGGCGATGCGCCCTCGCCGACGATCGACGAGCTGACCGCGCAGGTCGCCGAGCTGACGCAGCAGCGCGACGAGGCCATGAAAGCCGGCGCTGAGGCGATCGGCGAACTTCAGGCGACGATCGACGACCTGACGGAAAAGCTGAAGCAGTCCGACGCCGCCAAGGCCGACGCAGAAACTCGGGTCGGGAACCTGTCGGAGGAGCTGGACAAGGTCAGCGCCAACGCCGTGCGCGCCGAGCGCGAGCTTGATCGCCTCCGCGACGAGAGCGCGGCGACCCTGGATCTGCGTCCGGTCGACACCGGGCCCAAGATCGTCGAAGGCCACTACGTCCTGACCACGTCCAAGGTCTCGGCCGACGACGTCCAGCTCCCGCGGGGCCGCATCGTCCGTGCGGGCGTCGCCAAGGCGGGCAAGTTGGCCGCTAAGGGCCACCTTCGCCCGGCCACCGAAACCGACCTGGAGCGCAACCGGCACGAGATCGTGAGCCTCTAGATGCGCGCCGAGCACGCCGCCCTCATCGCGAACGCCGTTCGCGACCACCTGTGGTCCGACCTGGAGGTCTGCCCGCCGACCGGCGGCTGGCGCTGGGTGCGCGGCGACGTGATGACGGGCGGCGTCGTCCAGCAGGTCGATGGTTTCAGCAACGGCTTCGTCGCCGCGGCCGACACCCTGCATGTCGATGTGCTGGATTTCGCGCCGTACACGGCCTTCGCGGCGCCCGACAAGGCCTGGTGGGTTCGCTATACCGACATCGGCGGCCGGCTCGCCCTGCGACGACTGACCGAGCCGATGACTCTGCAGGATGGCGGGCGGTTCATGGCCGCGCCGCTCAAGCCGGTCGATCCGGCCGACGCCGTCCCGGCCTAGCCGTGCGCGATCTCCAGCTCCGACTGGCGCTCCAGGGCGACCTGGAGGCGTGGGCTCAGGACGTCAAGGTCGCCATGCTGCAAGGCGTGCGCGACGCCGTCGAGGAGACCGGCCGCGAGGGGCTGGAGCTGTTTCGCGACGATGTCCGCCAGGCCGGCCTTGGAGATCGCCTGCCCAACACCTGGCGGCTGGAGATGTTGCCCAAGCGCGGCTTGGCCTACAATCCCGCTGCCTTCATCCGTTCGGCCGCCGCCGACATCATCGACGCCTTCACGCGCGGCGTGACGATCAAGTCGAAGTCCGGCGGGTTCCTGGCGGTGCCGATCCCGGGCGGTCCGATGGACCGTATACGGGTGTTCAAGGGCGAAACGTCGGTCCAGGCCGCCGAGCGGCGCCTGGGTCAGCTGGTGTTCGTGCCCGTGCGCCAGGGCTTGGCCATGCTGGTGACGAAGGCCGTTCGCCAGACGCGGTCGGGGCGCTGGGTCCGCAAGAAAGAGAAGGACAACTTCTCGCCCAAGTACACGGCCGAGAACATCGCCGAGGCCGTGCCGGTCTTCTGGCTGGTCCCCCAGGTTCACCTGGCCCGTCGCCTCAACTGGCCGACGATCGCGCGGCAGATCGAACAGACCTTCGCTCACGCCGTCGAGGACAAGCTGCGTGGCCGCCTCGCCGCCGTAGACGCCGGCACGACGCGCGGGCGGGCGACGCTCGCCTTTCTCGACCAGCAGGACAGCGGCTTCGCCTCGGATCTGCGCTCGGTCTCCATCTCGCTGGATTGATCATGATCGACATCGACGACATCCCGGACGCGACGGTTATCGACCGCGCACACGCCGCCCTCGTGCTGGTGTTGGACGCCGTTCCGGCCTTCGACGACATCACCGTTCATCGGGGTGAGTACTTCAAGGAAGAGCTGCTCGAGGGCGGCGACACCAAGCGCTGGCTCAACGTCCTGATCGCGCCGGGTGCGCCTCAGATCCTCGCCGAGGTCCTCGGTCTGGGCGAGGACGACGGCTACGAAGTCGAGTTCGTGCAGGTCTACCAGATTGAATGGCTGGTCCAGCGCGACAATGACGCGGCCCGCGACGCGGCGTTCCAGGCCGGCCTTCTGGCGATCCAGGCCGCCTTGCGGGCGGATCGGATCCTCGGCGGTGCGGCCCGAGGCCTGACGATCGCGCCGGCCACCCGCGAGAACAGCGCCCTGCCTTTCACCGCCAAGACCTTGTCGGCGGTCATCCCGGTCCGCGTCCAACTGCGCGGCCCTTCGCCTATCGGCTGAACAGGAGACGACCATGGCCCCGCGCCAGAAGACCCCCGCCGAGCCCGCCGCCAACGCGGCCGTGCTGCTGCAACCCGCTCACGGCTTCGATAGGGGCGTCGTCGTTCGCGGCGACGTCAACATCATCGGCGACCTGGTCCTATCCCAGGCCGCGCGGCCGGCCACGGAGCGCGACATCGCGATCGCCGGCGGCCAGGTCAAAGACCTCGCCGGCCTCGACTGATCCCAACCCTTCAGACCTAGGAGCCTTCCATGGCCGACACCGTCTTTCCTCCCGCCACGCGCGGGCGCGCCGTCCAGACCCGCCTGGCGTTCGAGGCCAACGCCGGCGTTCTGCCGGCCGCCGGCTGGAAGCCCGTGCGCTTCTACAACCTGACGGCCGGCCTGGAGCGCGGCCTGGTCCGCGACAACCAGCTCGGCCTGGCCGAAGCCAACACGCGCGACAGCACCGCGCGCCGTCGCGGCATGCCGGGCGGGTCGCTGCGTCGGACCACGCCGATCAACCTGACCGAGGCCGGCTACTGGCTGTCGGCGGGCTTCCGCCGCGCCGCGCCGACGGGCGCCGACGACGACTTCGTGCACGTATTCGACACCGGCGGCGAACAGCCCGCCGCGTCGCTGACGCTGGCCCAGAAGTACGCCAACAACGACTACACCTGGGACATGGGCGTGGTGCTGTCGGAGCTTCAGATCTCGGCCGCCAAGACCGAGAACGTCGCCCGTTTCAACATGACCTTGATGCCGCTGAAGGACGATATCGGCGCGGCCTGGCCGGCGGGCGTGGTCGGTGCGGCGGCGGCGGCCGATGATTTCAACGACTGGCGCTGGCGGATGCTGCTCGACGACGTGCTGGTGGGCGATGCGCTGAACATCGACCTGAACCTGACGCGCGGCGTCGAGATGGTGCAGGGAATGTCGGGCGACGAATGGCCGACCTTCCACCATTTCGGCGAGGCCGACACCACGGGCACGTTCAAGGTCTACGGCCGAGGCGCGGCGTTCCGGGCTCTGGGCCGCACCGGCGGCGCGGGCAAGATCACGCTCGAGGCCACCTCGCCGGCCGATCCGGTCAACCGCTACTTCCGCATCGAGATGGAGAACGCTCAGTTCAACCAGCCTCAGAACGTGGTCGACAGCGGCGGCCAGATGTCGGCCGACTTCAGCTTCGAGGCCAGCCAGACGGCGACCGCCTCGGCGGCCGTCATCACCCTGGCCAACGGCGTGGCGGCCTACTGATGAGGCTGGATCCGGAAGTCGCCGAGGCGCTGGGGCTCGCCGTCAACGACGGGCCCCGCGACGTCGAGCTGGAGAACGGCGTATGGCTGACCATGCGCCCGCCCCAGGGGCAGGACTGGGCCGCCGCCAAGTCGGCCCTGGCCAAGGTCGCCGAGATCGATCGCCAGCTCCGGGCGATGGCCGGCCGCTACGCCTGGTCGCCGCGCGATGTCTCGGCGCTGTTCGATCCGGAAACCTGGGGTGGCGCGGCCGAGTGGTGTCTGGCCGTGGAACTGGCGCCGCTGATCGTCAGCAAGGTCTGGCGGCTCGACGGCGATCGGCGCTTCGACGTCGAGCCCAAGCTGGAAACCTTCGTGTTCCTGTTCAAGCTGGGCGAGAACCTCGACCGGTTCCTGAGCGCGGCGCGTGCAGCCGAGCGGGGCCTGCTGACCGCAAAAAAAGAGTAGGCGTCCTCGCCCGCTATCTGTTCGCGGGCGGGGGCGCGCACTGCGATGGCTGTGCGGCGCGCGGTCATCCGTGCCGGGTCGAAGCGACGCCCTGCACCAAGGATCTGAACAGCCCCATCCACCCGGCCGAGGTTGAGGCCTGGCGCATAGCCGGCCACGGCGGCGCCTGGATGCTCCGCGAGCACCCGCGCCTGACCGACCAGCCCAAACTCAACTGGCCCGCCTGCTCCGCGATCCACGATCCGATGCAGGCCCCGTGGTCTCAGGTGAGGCCGATGCTCTCAGCGATCGAGGCCGGCGCGCGCAAGGCGGCCAAGGATCGCGAAGACCGTTCGCAAGAGGAGGAACCATGACCGTCAGCGTCGCCGTTCGCCTGGGCCTGGAGGGCGGTCAGGCCGCCACCCGGGGCGTGGAGGACTTCGGGCGCAAGGGCTCGTCGTCGCTGCGCGAGGTCAAAAAGGCGGCCAGCGAGTTGCCGCCCCACCTGGTGGCGGTCTCCCGTGGCGTGGGCGCCTTGAAGGACAAGGTCGACGATCTGGCCGGCTCCACCGGCGCCTTCGGCAATGTGACCAAATCCTTCGGTGGGTACGGTGTGGCGATCGGCGCGAGCGTGGCGGTGATCGGCGCGGCGGCCGTTGGATTGTTCAACTATACCAAGGGCGCGATCGCGGCCGGCGACGCTATCGCCGACGCCGCCCAGAAGGCCGGGGTTTCGACCGACACGCTGCAAGAGCTGCGCTACGCCGTCCATGCGACGGGCGGGGAGTACGAGGACGCAGACGCCGCCATTTCGGCGTTTACGGTCAAGCTGGGGCTGGCTGAGAGCGGCAACGCCAAGGCCTTGAAGACCTTCAAGCAGCTCGGCTTCACGCAGGATGACCTGAAGTCGTTCGCCACGGCCGACGAGGCCTTGCATGCGATCATGCAGCGGGTGTCGGAGCTGGACCGGGAAACCGAGCGCCAGGCGATCGCGGAGAAGCTGGGTCTCACCCCGATGATCGGTCTTCTGCGTGAAGGCGCGGACAAGATGGATGAGCTGCGTCAAGCGGCTCATGATCTTGGCTTTGTAATGGACGCCGACCTGGTCAGTGCGGCGGGTGACGCTCAAGACAAGCTCGATGACCTTCAGATGGTTGTTGGGGCCCAACTGAACTCGGTCTTGGTCGAGGGGATACCGCTGGTCGTCGAGATCGGCAGCGCGATCGCAGGGGCGGCGAAAGAAGCTCGAGGCCTTTTTGACGACCTCCGCGACGGATTGCCGGTCTTCCAGCAATGGCTGGATAAGATGAAATGGCTCAAGGACTTATTCGGCGTTGTCAAGGATTTGAACGGTGCTGCAAAAGCCTTCAGTCCGCTGAATGTCTTTGACCAGGCGCGGCGTTCCATCGGCGGCCTCGCCGACGCTGCCAGGGGTGGGCCGGCTCTGCCGGCCGATTTCGGCATGAACGATGGCGGTGCTTTGAACGACCGGCAGACCGGCGCCGTAGGGGGCGGCGCGCCAACGGATAGGCCGAAACGTGGGCGCACGCTCGGTGATCTTGGCGATGATGCGCGGGCCCAGGCCGCCAAGGCGGCCGCCACGAAAGCCGCTCGCGAAGCTGAACAGGCCGCCAAGCGCGAACGCGACCGGGCCGACCGCACCGCCAAGGCGGTCGAAACGGCGCACCAGGCCGAACTGGCGGCCCAAGCCGATCTGAACCTGTCGATCGTCGCGCGCCGGGATCTTGAGCTGAAGCGGATCGATGACGCGGCCAAGGCGCGCGCCGCCGACATGGCCGCCGACCAGGCCAAGCCCGAGAAGGAACGCGAGTACAGCGCTGCTCAGGCGGCCGAGGTGTTGGCCGCTCAGGCGTCGGCCGACGCCGCCGAGAAGCGGGCGATTACAGCTAAGGCGGACCAGGATCTCGCCGACAAGCGCCTCGAGGATGAACAGCGCCTTGCCGACCTGACCAAGGATCTGCTGTCGCTGGCATCGGCTGGGGCCCGCACGGCGGCCGAGCGGCGGCGTATCGAGCTGCAACTTCTGGACTTGACGACGAAAGCGGCGCGCGACGAGCTGCTGGCC